TTGGTCTATTACTCGAACAGTTAAACCATAATCCCATATAATACCATTGCTCTGAACAGAATCAGCTACTACACATTGATATTCAATGGATCTTGCCCGTCTTATATTGACTTCTTCTTTGGCCCGATTCGTACACTCATCAGCCGTCATTGCTTCTTCTGCAATTAGTTCGAGAGTTCTCCCCGGATTGACTTCTGTATCTGTTGCTGATCCTACGGGATCTGCACCTCCGAAATCAAATATCCCGGAACTCATATCCCCTTGACTTCTAACAGTGATAGTTCTGAACCTATCCTGTTGTTTGAATTTTGCACTTCTACTTTTTATATTATTTCTTGGGTCATTCCCGCTTAATAAAATAAGATCATCGTTTGCTTTAGTTCCCTGCGGTCTATAAATTCTGAATGATCCATTTCCATCGGTATTAAGATATAGATTTCTTTTTCTTGCAAAAGACGATAAAAAATCCATTGCTTTTTGACCAGTAGCTGGTTCTTTAATCTCCCCTTCTGCAAAATCCGGGATAGTTCCCGCTACATTGCTGACGGGAATAACATTTCCAGTTGCAGTTATCATTATTTCACAAAGATTAACAAATGTCGGAATATTTATATCAGAAATTACTCCATCAGTAGATCCGAGACTGTCCTTCCAATTGTTGGGAATGTCGGAATCAATTAGATTTGCAACATTATCTCTCCCCCTTACTGAAATAGTATGAGTTGCACTATCAAATGACGAATCAACTTCATCGACAAACCCATTAACTGCAGTCTGGTCATTTATTAATATTTGAACAGCATCTCCCTCTCGAACAGGGTAGTTTTGTGCCTTAGTATCAGTTGAATTAAAATTAAAACTTCCACAAAACTCATCAACGCTTCTCTGAACGTTTATTGATGTCCAATTAGGATAGTTCTTATTATTTACTTTTAATTCAAATATAGCCATGGTTTATTGTCTTACCTCTAATATAGTTATATCACCGACCATCCTATCAGATTGTTGATCCGGGTTAAGCTGCTTAATCAGTGTTGCTCGCTCCTCAAGATCATTGAATGTATTAAATTCCTCTGCATACAATTGGTATGTAAGACTAATGACATCTAATGGGAATGGATAATTAATCGTAGTTAAATTAAAAGCTTGCTGTTCCTTTAGTTCTAAAACTTCAAGTGTCAAGTCTCTAACATTATTTATTGATTCAATCAATGTCAAATCGGAAATAAGAGAATCCAAGTCCTCTGCAGCAGTTAATACTACATTATCGTACATTGTTGAAAGTTCATTTCGGATATTTTCCACTTCGGTACTTGTCGTGTAATCTCTATTTGCTGCTTGTTCATATGCAATCAAAAGCCAGTTTACCCGATTCATATCGATTGCAAAATTTCTATTCATATTTCTGTTCGACCGTTCTACAGTTGTTGCAGACCAAATCGGTTTTTCGAATGAACTTGGGTCAGTCGAATCATCAACATTATTAACATCATTTCTAATACTTCGCATATCATTGAATAATCCAGAACCAGAACGGGAAGAATTGCTGGCTAAATCAAAACTATTAACAGAAGTCGGATTTGATAAACGATTTGAAAGATCCTGAAATACACCAACATCGCTTTCACCCGTAGCTACATATGTATTCACTAAATTCTGAGGCGTATTTATTAGATTCGGGAGATTAGTTACAAAATTCCGGATAGTTGTTCTCGCTTCACCAAGGGGTCCTGAAGTCAGGAAATTTCTTGCTTTATTACTGGTGTCATTTACTTGGCTTGTGAAATCATGTAAAACAGTTAGTCTATTATTAATAGTCTCGGGTATTGAGTAAAACTTTGGAGATGTTTCAGTTATTACTTCCCTTGCATCATCCGATGCAGAAAAGATATCTGATTCACGAGCAGGGGCAACATTTGCAACTATACTTCCCGTGGCCTTTACAAATTTCAAATTAAAAGTAACTTCACCAACGCTTGTTTGTGATCGGGATTCACTAAAATCTAATGCAATTACACGCACATTCCCAATAGTTGGTAAAGTTAATTTACCAGGTTTATTTAATTTCCTATTAAGCTTAGTTCGAAATGCTTCTGCTTTTTCAAGAAAGTTGTTTGCTGATAAATCGCTATGTATAAAAGCATCAATACTAAAATATGGTGGTATTTGTCCTATGTCTTCAGCAAAGATTCTATTACTATTTAAGTATTCATGTACAATTATTCTTCTACCTTGACTGCTTATTGTTTCAGTTCTAACCCGAAACGGAATACCGTCAAAGTTAGCTTCTGCCATTAGCTCTGTTCGTGTATTATAAGCCATTACTACATACCTCCGGCATAGGCAAGATTAGTACCATTATTATTATTATAGATTTCAGCTTCAGTCACTTGACTTCCGTCAGCAGATTTTACTCCTATTTGTCCCGACATACTTACATTGAATTCTGCTTTTGTAGATTTTACTGCTTGTTCTCGAGAAACTCCATTTGCCATTCCACCTGGGGTATCTCCCCCGAATATATTTCCTATTGCTCCACCAACTCTTTTAAGAACTCCCCCAATTCCCGAAAATAGATTCTTAATCTTGGACCAATGCTTAATAAGAAGTTTAGGTAAAAGAATAAATGGAACTAGGTTTGTCATAAAATCTAGGAAGGGGTTTTTATTAATGACCCCCCAAACAGATATCATAGCAGCTTTTACTTTATCCCAATGATTTATCAAAAGAGCTACACCAGTAATTAATGCAGCAATTCCTATGACTATCAAACTAATCGGATTTGCACTCATTGCAGCATTTAATAACCATTGGGCGGCTGTCCATATTTTAGTTGCAATTGCTATTGATTTTGTTATTATGAACATTGCTACAGTTGCTAGTTTTAAAGTTGTAAACGCATAGCTCAAAGCAGCTGTTGTAATAAGTAATCCAGAAAAAACAACAGCTAAAGCAATTGCAAGCGATATTAATTTAGCCCATTTGGGATTTGCCTGTAGAAATTTTATTGCTTTAATACCGATTTCGCTGAGATACATTACTACTTTATTAAAATGAGGTAGTAAATTTTTACCCAGTTCAACCCGCAAATCCTTAAATACTGCAGAAAGAACAGTACTAAGAAAACTGGATCTCTTCTGCATTTTTGCAAATTCCGCATTTACTGATCCTATTGCTTTTGCGTCCATTGCTTTTCCGAGAGTGTACTCGACAAGTTTTAAATTCTTAATTAATCCACTCACAAATGGTTCAGCTTCAGCTCCAAATTTCTTAAATAAAAATGCATTTCGTGTTACTTCCGGCATTTTCTGCATATTTTTCAAGAATCCAAGAATAGCTTTATTTGGATCATCAACCATTGCATGAGCCATTTTCGGACTCATTTGTTTTAACCGTTGCACAAGCATTTTAAAACCTGTTGCGCCTACTTCTGGAGTAGCTGACAATTGGTCTGTAACAGCTCCCCATCCTGCAGCAACTTGCGCAGAAAACTTTCCGAATATGGCAGGTTGTCTGGCTATAATACGTATTACATTTTTAACTTGAGCACCAGTTGTATCTCCAACATAATTAATCGAATCAGCTAATTGACCCATTTGTTTAAGCGAATAACCTGTTTTATTGAGGATACTTCCGTATGCTTCTACTGCTGCTTGTCTATTCATATCCCAAGCTGCAGCCATTTTTATAATTTCACCGGTTGCTGTAATTACTCCCATTTTATCGAGATTACCAGCAAACTTTTTTGTCTCAAAAGCTAATGCTGCAAAATCATCGGAAGCAACTCCAAGGGGTCGAGATACTTCCCCTATTCGTTTTTGAAAAGCAGCAAACTCCTTATTACTTGCAAAATCTATAACCCTGGTTAAATCAGCCATTTTATCTTCAGCTTGGGAAGCAGCTTGACCTAAATTTTTAAGGGCTAATACTGATACAGCCCCCATTGCAGTTCCAGCAGCAAGTATTTTTCCCCGATGTTCCGCTAACTTACCATTAACTTTTTTAAGTTGTGCAGCAGATTTGGCAAGAATTCTATTGAACTGCTTGGATTTCTTACTTATTCTATCAAGTGGACCGGAATACCGATCCATTACTTGATATATGTAGCTAACATTAAAAGCCATAGTATTTTACCTGTTATTGATTCGTTTTATTTTCAATCTCTTTAGCTATTTTATTTAATTCGTCATCAATAATTGCTCGCTGATATAGAGTCAGCCGTAAATATTCCGTAAAGCTTACACTTCCTTTTGAAGCAAATCCTGCTCTAATTCCTGATCGGATTTGGTCTTCGGCTGAATATCCACGGCAGTAACGAAAAAAGAACAAAACTTCACTGCCAAACCAAATGCTTCATCTGGATGAAGTTTCTCATATAATACTTTTGTTAAGGGGTTTGTAGGATTACTATCAACTATAGCTAATGGTCTTTTCGCTCCAATCTTAGTAACCATTTTTTCGAAAGTCGTCATGAAGTCAATAATATCAATATCAGACATTTTGATTGACATTGAAATCATTCCCTCAGTTTCTTCCGATTCGTTTTCAAGTCCATCAGCTTGGTCAATCAGAGTTGTTTGTTCCTCACCCACATTATTAAGGAGATCCTCAGAATCTACTCCACCCATTTCCTGGAACATCTTGGCCGCTTGCATTTGTGACTTTGTTATGTATTGCGTTAATTTATAATAGCCTCTTTGATGTTCCATTCCTGGTTCCCTCAGCAAGATATGATTAGCTTCCTGAGTTTGTCCTCCATTAGAATACTTGAATGGTCTTTCAAGAATATACTTAGTTTCTCCTTCACGAATACCCATTATTAATTACCCCCTGCAATTATTATGATTATTGTATTGACATTGGTTCGCCAGTCCATTCTAAAGACACAGTGCCGTCAGAACTTGCTGCTCTTTCAATCGGATTCATTAGACTTGATCCGTCAAAAGAAAGAGTTACAGCATCACCCCCACCCAATGGTCGTTGCACAATTTGGATTGAATTAGATCCAACATTTTCTTTCCATAGAGCAATCTTATTATCCAGGTCGGGTGTTAAAAACATCTCAAACATAACCTTACCCAGGAAAGTTTCTGCGTTTGCTGAATGTACTGCTTCAGAACTTCGCCCGCCACCAGATGCTGCCCGGACATTTGTTTCCCCCTCACCACCATCATATGTAAGCGAATTTGGTACAATCTTGATAAGCTCATTATTGATAGTGACCGCGGGTACACTTAAAGATCTTAAAGCCATTTGTTATCCTCCTTAAAATACGGTTTGTGTTCCGGTTTGTCCAACAGTAAATGCAAACTGGAGTGAATAATTTATTGTTCCCAGTTGAGTAACAATTGGTAATGGACCGGCAATTGTAACTGTTCGAGTAGCTAAAGTTACACTAACCGTTGTTTCCGATGCGAAATAGCTTTCTGCTTCCCGTCCAGCTTGTGTTAATGCAGCATTTGCTAAGACTCTGTAAATCCTTAATAATTCTGCTTTAATGCTTTCTTCATTTGCCATTGATCTACCAGGGATTAAATCACCCTCGGTCAAACGACTTTGAGAATAAGTTGACTTTAGATTTCTGAAAAAGATTTCTCTACAAGCAGATCCAGTATCAACATAATTCAAATAATGAAAGGACACATTCTCATTCCCGGCTGCATCAGTTGTCCAAGTTGTAACTATCGGTCCGGTAATCATCTCATTCAATGAAGGGTTTACACCGAAAGTTGAAAATCCACTATCTTCCAATTCTCCCTGTTCCTGCGGACTAAACAGGTTACCTGGTAATGTAACAGCAGTTCTTGCTAATGGAGTATTGAAGTAAGGTAAAGATGCATTAGAAGGTCCACCAAAAGCATCTAATGGACCACTTGTTGAAACAATAAAATCTGCCACTGGAGCATCTGGAGTTAATCTTCTGGAACGTATACCCATGAAATAACATAATGCCCAGTCAGCAGGTTGTAGTATTGCAGGACCTTTATTGAAATCAGCATCTATAATAGCATTTCCACAAACAACTAAACTTTGACTATTTAGCGAAGCTACGAAAGAAACATCATTTGCAAAAGTATCGGTTTTACCATGGAAAACCATTCCATCCATAATTGCATTCGAAGCATTAAATCTGTCATCCATTAAATCAGTAGGGATAGATAAATTAGACGCCCATACTTCCGGCCAGTTTAAACCTGTATATCTAAGACCTGCAATTGGATCGAATATTGTTGTCAATACAGGATCTTCTGCTCCTCCTGTGAAATTTACAAGAGCAACTGTAATTCCAGCGGCAGCTCCTGTAATTTTCATCCCGTAATCATTCCCGATTGTACCGGAATCATGCGCTGTAATTGTAACTTCTCCGCTTGAAACTCCACTTGTGAAGGGAGGATTTGATAGATTTCCAATGGCAGTATTGACTGCTGCCGCAATTACTGCTGCAGTATCATCAAGTTCTACATCAATATCAAATGAATATCTTCTTTCGTCAACGATTGATATAGTGAATGACCCATCTGCAGTTGCAGTATCTGTAAAAGTAATTGTTCCAGCTGCTTTTGCCGGAGAACCAGTCGTAGATGCAGTTAATCCAATTACATCTAACGGACTAAAAGACCCATTCCCTTGTTGCCACATTAAAATTCGGTGAGTAAGATCAGAATTAGACCCGAATAAAGTTCTAATTTGTGCTTGTGTCATCAGATGCACATTCTGAATTAAATCCCCAGAATTCACTGTAATAGCATCACCCAATTGACCTACGATAAGATCCCGACGGTCTTCAAATGCATCAACAATTGCTGCAGGTAATAACTGAATAGTGACCTTAGGATTACTTGTTACACCAGCCATAATTTAATCCTCCTTTTTAGTATCCTTCTTTTTAGTTTTCTTTTTATCTTTGACCGTTTCTTTCTTTTCATCAATTATTTTAATGCAGCCATCGATTTTTGCATCCTTCAGTCGTCTTCGCCAGTGGTAATCCAACGGAGTACCCTCAGAATCGACTCTGATTCTTTTCTTTCCCCCTGGTTTTAAGTAATGAATATCGATTTTAGTTTTATTTTCAATCGTTATAAATTTACTCATGTCTTTATTCTCTGCGTTTGTAAATGTAATCATACATCTCTCCTTAGTTATTTAAGGGAAATAAATTATTTTTAGATACTGATAAATTCCCTTGAGTAAACGTTTCACCACCCTCAATAGCATGAACTGGACATCTTCTGGCATTACAAAATTGTGCCCAGTCTACTATAATAGAACCAGTTGTAGTATTATTTTCAGTACTTCCATCACTAGAATATGCAGGATAAACAACAATTCTTGCAGTAGTATTCCCAGTACTATTATTTTGCATAGCAACATTTACAAACCACCAATTACCAAGATCAAATATAGCATACTCACCATCAACTGCTCCAGGGGATTCATTTACATTACCAGATGCTGTTCCAAATATTATTCTCTCCTCAAGAGCAGTTCCTCCAGAAAACTCAAAAAATAACGCAGGAAATCTATCTGTGATAGTGTCCTTTTTTATCATTAATGAGAAACTATGCCAATTTGAATCATTTACAATAGCAAAATCTTTTAAAATAAACTCATGTCCAGAAGCATTATTATCAGATATATTAGTTCCAGCATTTGGTATACCATCTACACCTACTTCATCTTGAGTTACAACAGCCCCACTAGAAGCAAGCCACATAGTAAAGTCTCTATAGTCTCCAACTAGCATTTTATTTTCAATATCAGGACTTGTAGCAAATCCGATTGGAGTTGTTATTGCTTGTCGGGATACATTACTAATACCTGTTTGAGCAAGATATTCATAAAAAGCATCAGCAACAAAATTTTCTCCGTCTTCATGCCAGTGGAGTCCGCCTGTATCTATTTTAGTAAGGCTACCTATTTCTGGATTTGCAGTCTCACCAAAAGAAGCATATACATCTAATATAAAGTAATCATTTGTCTGGCAAAAATTAGCTAACCATGTATTATAAGACTCTGTCCATGTTTGTCTATCTACATTCCATGCAGTTGAGTTCCCCCACGGTGAAATATTAATAAATAAAGGTATAGCTCCATTACTGACACATTTATTAGCAATACTTTGTAGACTTGCTCTCATTGCAGTATTAGGGTCAATTGTTGCAAATAAAATATTGCCTATTCCGCCTTGTATAATAACAAAATCTTGGTTTGCTGGATCAGCATCTGCAATAAATCTCGTATCGATTTGTTGAAGTGTATTTCCTGATATTCCCTCATTCGAAACTCCTGCAGGTAAAACTGCATTAAGAACTGTAACAAATTCTCCAGATTGAATTAATTGTGAATCACCAATAGCAGATCCACCATTAGGAAAGTTCCCTGTTATTAAATTTCTAATTCTATCATAGACTAGAATATCAGTTTTAGTTGTACCAAAACATTCTGTAACTGATGCAGAGACTGTGTCAATAGTTTCTGATCCATGCTGTACAGTTTGATTAGTTACATCCTCCAGTAAAAAATCTGTTATTGTAACTTGTTGATGATCAGATGGCGAATAATCTCCGATTCCACAATCAGTAAGTGCTCCTCCAATTGCACCATCAAAAGTAAAACTATACCTTTGAGGAGTATCAGTAAGCCTTAGTGCACTAAGACCAATATCAGCTCCTAAAAACACAAATCTATATTCTCTTCCCGAAATATCAGGATTAATAACTGCTGAAGCAGTAAAAGAAAGAGTGTATACATGATCTTCTTCAGTGAAAACACGTTGTGCTACGCGATCTCCAGCAGAATCAACTGTGAATTTATCAGTTCCTACAACAGTAACTCCACCGGATTTAAGCCAAATTGCATTACTTATATCTCGATTTTGTATGAATAAGTTTGTAACTATTCTTGAACCATATAAAGGTACAACATTTTCAGTAATAGTTTTCAGCTTATGTTCAAAATCTTTTACATAAAAATTATTAGCTCCAGTATATGAACCATCTTGATCTGACAGAAAAGTATTAACATCATCAGTGTTATTAAAGGGGAGGGAAACACCCGGTCTATTTCCTATAGGAGCTCCGGAACAAACTCCGTCTATTGTAAATTGATCCCATTCCTCTACTGTATATCTTTGGTCTGGAACAAATAATATGCATTCAATATACCCATTTACATCCTGGCCAATTCTCAAATCACTATTAGTGTTTTCCCATAGTCCAGTAAAAATCCCCCCAGGCGAATGCAATCCGTTTGCACTTAATTGTTTTTCATTTGGGTTTGTTTCCCAGAAACTTACAACCTTTGAATTTTCAATTAACGCATTATCTAATTCGAGATTATTTACTCCATCATTTGATAGAATATCATTATCATTCGCTTTTGTGCCGAGTATTGTATCACCATCTCCTACAATTATACCATCAATAATTGATAAGTCATCTGGTAATAAGCTGAGTTCTGCATAAATTGCTCCGAATAGCGCTAAAATCGGATCTTCATCCAAGTTTATATCGCTCAATAGTTGTGCCTGAATATCATCGTTATTATTCCAAGAAGCACAGATATCTCTAAAAGCCACATGCGCATAATCTGCAAATCCGTCAGAGAAATCAATTGCAATGGGGAGTTGCCATTCATAGGCATGACCATAATAAGCAGAATTATACGCAGTGTCAGCTGGACCGTGACCTCTTGGAATTGGTACATAGGGAATTGCACTTCCCTGATTTATTTCTGTAAATCCGTATATTGTCTTCAATAATGCTTCAAAAACTTCGCCGTATGCTTTCTGTTGTGCAACACCCCCTGATAATTCATCGTGAGTCCCAATAAAGCATGTTGTAGCGAAGTTCTGTAGTAAGTTCAGTAGATTATAATCCTGTGCTGTAAAACCAGCATCAGCATCCCCTAACGTGTGCCTATCCTTGGATACTGTTACATCGAGCATTATGACGAATAGCCAGTTTTCATCGCTCGGATATTTAGTATAAATTTCTTTTGCTCTTTCATAATCGGCAGCAGCTGCAACTCGTACTCGATTAACAATTTGTAATCCAGTTATAAGCTCATTTGGAAACTCAGGCACACCAGTAAATTCAATCGTAAAATTATCTGTATCTATAACAGAAGCTACTTGATGCATTCCGGTTATTCCTGCTGATCTGACTTCAACCAGGCGTTCATTTCCGTTTAAAGTTGGTGCTTCAGTTTCATCATTCGGTAAATTAATTGATAAGTTCAGTCGATTTGGTACACCAGTAAGTTCATGTGTTGTATTATAAGCAACATTTGTAAATCCGCTAAATACAATAAACCTTTGCCCATATATAGCTGGATCCGGATAATTTTGATCATGTCCATCGTCAATAGTAAACGTCAGTTGATCTTCCTCCAATGAAACTGAAGAAATCGGAACATTAAAATCACCTTGTTTAACTATTACTACTCTACTGGTAGTTAAACCATGTGAAGGTGCATTTACAGTCAAAATATTCCCCTCAGAAATAGTTCCACTATTAACAGTTAAGAACTGAGTAAACAAATCAGTTGACGATGGTAAATATGTTTGTAAATGCAATACTATTTGCTCTGGTGTTAACATATTAGAATTTCCTCAATGATTCTAAGCCAACTCGTAAGCTCTGAGTTTCTTTAGTCACTGCTCTGACTAAATGTGGTCTTGGTGCCATTTTTACTGTTCCCTCTTCCAGAAAAAGTGCATAATCTGCTGTTTCCCCGACTTCCATCTGCGTATAATCTCTTACATTATAACTCGAACTTCCTGCAAGTCTCCCCGTTCTATTTGCAGGTGCTTCACCTGGGGCGGATGCTTGGTGTGCTCGCCCCCGGAAAGTATATATTCTACCTGATCTTTTCCCTGTTTTAATTATATTTCGAACATTTTTAACTACATTGTGACCTGTCACATGTAGTTGACTTTTTATATGTTGCTGATGAATACAAACTTGTTTACCTAAATTAATAATAACTCTTCTTGAGGCTGGGTCTACTTTTATTTTTATCATGCCTCGGTCGCCTCCTGAGTATCCTGGCCACGTTCAACAGTTTGAAGCACTATAGAAAATTTTTCAGTAGAAACTTTTAAGATTCTATAATATTTATTATCATAGTGAACAAAGAAATTACCGGAATCTAAAGAGGCTAAATCTGGATCGTCTCTGAGAAAGAATAAATCAGTAGTAGATTCTTCAATATTAACACCCTGGAATCTATTAACGCCTGATACTTCATCTGTACCTGCCCAAACATTCTTTAATAGGGTAAATTCTTCGGACGGTTGAACCTCACCAGGTAATGGGGACTGTAAAACTCGTTCCTCAATAGCAATATATGCATCTAAATCACCAGAACATAATTTTGTCTGAGTTAATCTTTTTATTTTGCAAACAGCCATTTAAAATCCCCTATTTATATTACAGCAAATGTATTTAAAATTCGATACTTAGCTATTGGTGCAGCGATAAATAATGGAACAGAAGTTGTAAATGATCCACGATCTCCTCCCCCTCCGCAATTCGGCACGCAATCTCCCCGATTTAAGTATAAATAATTAACCATTTGTTTTATAGCAACTTTGATTGCTTCTGGAACATCATCAATATCACCAAATCCCGCGTCGAATGTTACTTTTAATGGATATGCTTTCTCGTAATCAGCGCTGATTGAGTCATAAATTAATATTCTACTGAAAGATGACATTCTTTTTACTTCATAATCATCATCGACTGTCAAGACAGTATAAGCATCATTATCAAACACTTCAACACTTGCAACAGATATTAAGGGGGAACGGCGAACCTCGAGAAATGAAAAGCATTCACTATTGGAAATTCGGATAGAATCAAACTCACCCACGACATCTGTCCTGGTTAAAAACCATCTATGAAGATATTCCTCAATTATATTCGTAGCAGCAGCAATTAGCCCGTCAAGTAAATCATCTTCAACAGTATTTGTTATTTTAGAGAATAGTTTTACTTCGTCTAATGTTACTGGATAGCCTGTAGGTTCCGTCCCCACTGTATAAATATCTGTCATTTTATTTAATCCGTTTTAGAATTATTTTTTATCAGATTTTTCATCCGGCCATATTCCGGACCACTGGGCAGACTGCGTCTTAGCCATTTTGGCTTATGGGTCCGGATATTACCCTTTTCATCAGTTTTCATGCTGCTTTCCCACTGA